TATATGCTCGTTTTATGTTGCAATGCAACACGGAGACTAGAATTGCCAGTCTATTTTACCTTATGAAATCTTACCGAACACATGGCTCTTGTGAATCTTTACTTGCACAATGCCGTTGTAATAGTCGGTAGTTTCAAGCACTTGCCTGACCATTTGTTCTTTAAGTTCCATGTAACTAAGAACTCCTTTACTGTTACAGTAATGGAGAATCTCTCTTGTGAATGATTCTTCACCAAGAGAGGCCACATCATTCTTCAATTGTTCAGATGAAGACCAGTAGGTTTTCCAATCGGAATCCTCATAGGTCTTCACTCTCTTTTTCTTCTTCTCACCAGATTTAAGTGTAACCGTTTTGGTTTTGGTCTTTGTAAACTTTGCGAGTTTTTTACCAATGTACTTTTTGCCTGTAACATTATTGGTAATCAAATACACAAACCCAACTATATCATCTGGTAGTTGGTCAATCACTTGTCCATTATAAAGCCAAGTCATTAAGATTCATCGTCCTCAATGTCCAATTCGTCTATAAGATATTCTCCGCAAAATGGACAATAGTGTGGTGCATCTTCACATTCCATTTCATCATAGTGTATTGCGAAAGCGGAATCACATACACCACATTCATGTTTTAATGTATTCATATTACTCCTGTGCGTTAGCGCCGCATTTAGCACGCTTTGCTTTAGTTAATGCGCCAAAATCAACAGGCCATTCAGCGCCGGGTTGTAGTTCTTTTGCGTTTGCGGGAAAAGCAAACTTAACGCCTGCTGCTTGTTCAATGCCATTAATTGGCGCACGAAATTTAGTTAAGTCATTGCCTAAGTTTTGATATGGTTTGGTATGTGGAAACATCCAACCTGCAACTGCACCGGTATTATTGTTAATTACGATTTTATAATAAGCATGTGGTACAATCACATTTTTACCTATGAATGAATCACCATCTCCATACATAGCTCCAACGTATATTGTAAAGTTTTGGTTCAGTTGTACTGACCATCCACGAACTGAAGTTTCCAGTAACTTCCAAATTCCACGGTTTAGGCTTCCGTGTTGCGGATACATGTTTGTCATCAAAAAACTTTCATACTCCACTTGTTGTGACCAAGATAGGTCACCATCTGGAGCTGCATGTCCTTTATCGTATCCAGTACCTGCATAGTCATCAGGTTTTGCACCTGTACCATTCAATGAAGCATCAGCAACAAATGCGTTGGTACGAGGAAAGCAACCTAATGCGTTTTGTGGTAATAAGGTGTAAGCAACATAAACTGGAATCTTAACTGGTGCGTCATATGCAACAAGATAAGCTTCACGACAGATTGGTGTTGCTGTGCGAGTTGTTTGAGCCCAACCGTACGGACTATGTACCTTGCAGGCATCTACAGGTAGTGGTGGTCTTTGGTCCCAGGCAAAAACATTAGTGGCAATTAGTGTTGCCAACACAATCAATATTTTTTTCATTTTATTCCTTTGGTTTAATACAAATTCTATCAGTTGTATATATGCACCAAAAGAAAACCGCCCGAAGGCGGCTTGTTTAACAGTAGTTTTCTAAAAAATCACGGTGGTCTATTGCATAGTTTAGTAATCTGTTAGTTTCTGATTCTATTATCATATCAATTTTTCGATATTTTGAATTCAAATAATGTTTGTCACAAAAATCTTGAGCTTGCTTTCTATACATTCCATTTGCAGCAAATACCGTCAACATTTTATTAGGACTTTGAGATATGTCTTGAGCAAACTTTTCTATATCAAATTTTCCTAATGAAAAGTTATCCTTCATAGATTTTCTTAACAAAGTGGGATAGTTTTCCTCATTTGCATAATGATTCCAAAAATCTGTTTTTCGTATAGGATTTAAATAGTGGGAAAAAACCAACGACATAAATTCTTCCGACATTTTCTTTGAATAAGTATTAAAGTTACCTATATCTTCTTCCGTATAGGAATGCAGTTTCTCTTGTATTCTGGCCAATTGGTTTATCATTGTGCCGATGTTTGTAGCAGACATAGGTTCTAAGAAGCCACTAGACAGGCCAAGAGATATGCAATTGCTTATCCAATTTTTTTCATACACACCAGCTTTGAATTTAAAATGGTTTACTAAGGTAACTTCGTAACCCAACTTATTCTCAACTTCTATCTTTGCTTCTTCAGCATTAATTCTATTACTATCAAAAACATAACCAGAACCATAACGTTCTTGAGTTGGTACCTTGAACATCCACCCATGATTCATTGCTGTCGCTTGACTATATGGAGGTATTTCTTTATCCATAGGTAAAAAGAAAGGAATAGCCGAATCAACCGTCAAGTGTTTGGTATAATCTATCCAACGGGTCTCATAGTGTTTACCTATGATTAATCTAGCAAAGCCTGAACAATCAAAAACAAAATCAAATTGGTGTACATTACCTTTGTTATCTTCTATTGACTCAATTGGATTTTTACCATTGATTTTTGTAATCTTACCTTCATGCCTAATTATTCCTTTACTCAAGGCTATTTTTCTAAAATATGCTGCTGTTAGTTTGGCATTTATTTGATATGTGTAACTGCCTATTTGTACAAGTTTGTTATCAATTAAAGCAAACGGTGATTTGTTTTGTAAAGCAATTTTAGAATAACCTTTTGTTTTAATATCGATACCGCTGGCTAAACAATAGGTGAAATATTCTGTTAGATTTCCATTATATAATTCAGGCGTAATATTAGGAATCCAAGGATACATTGGACTACCAAAAAAATCATCTTCTTTATGCCAAGCGTCAAATCTAACAATACTTTTACATGTGGATTTTGTTTCTCGAATGAATTCTTTATGGTCTATTTCAAGATAGTTAAGTTCATTAAAAAAAGGAATTGTTGTAGACTCTCCTGCACCAAGCACGCCAATTTCTTCACTCTCAATCAACTCTACTTTGGAAGATGGATAGGATTTCTTCAAATGAAGAGCCGTAATCCATCCTGCGGTGCCGCCACCCACAATGAAAAAATTCATTATGCCGCCTTCTGCCATACATCGTCCCATGTACCAGACAATGCACCTTTCGCATAATCAGTTACACGATTTTCAAAAAAGTTACCATGTACAGGTGAGTTAACCATTTCTTCAACCCAAGGTAAAGGATTCTTTTTAACTTTAAAAATACCTTTCAGACCCAATGAAATCAATCTACGGTCAGCGATATAACGAATATACTTCTTAACATCTTCTGATGTAAGGTCTTTCATTTCACCCATCTTAAACGCTAGGTCAATAAACTTGTCTTCAAGTTCAACCATACGTTCAGCAATGGTGTATAATTCACCTTTGAGGTCATCGTTCCAGATTTCTTTGTTTTCTTCAATGTAAGTGCGGAACAATCTAATCATTGATTCGGTGTGCATTGTTTCATCAACAATAGACCAAGTAACGATTTGGCCCATACCTTTCATTGTGCCTGTACGTGGGAAGTTCAACAACATAATAAATGATGAGAACAGCTGCATACCTTCAGTAAACGCAGAGAACACAGCGATATGTTTAGCTGTATTCTGTTTAGTTGTATTCTGGTCAGAAATATCCAACACATATTCGTGTTTGTCTTTCATCTCTTGATACTCAAGGAACTGATTGTACATTGTATCAGGTAGACCAAGCGTTTCAATCAGGTGTGAGTAAGCAGCAATGTGTAATGCTTCACGAGCAGCAAAGCCTAACAACATCATACGCACTTCAGGTTGTTTGAAGTATGGTAGATAGTTGTTGACATAACCACCTGCTACGTCAATGTCGCCTTGTGTGAAGAAACGGAAAATATTGGTTAAAAAGTGTTTCTCAGCTGGTGTGAGTTTCTTTTTCCAATCTTTCACATCTTCAAGCATTGGCACTTCTGTGTGTAACCAATGTGATTGCTCATGCTTCAACCATGCTTCATATGCCCATGGATAATTGAACGGTTTAAAACTGTTGCGTGTATCTGTTAATTTACTTTCTGTTTTCTTAATCATCTTTTCTCTCATACATTACTGTGTTGATGTTTCCTAGTGCCCATTTGGCCTCGGTTTCTACTGACCATCTCTTAGTTGCTACTCTAAAATCTGGCATCTTTAATTCTTTTGGGTTACTACTTGGTTCTAATATAATCAACCTATTATTTGGTTGAGCAGCAAACTGCCCGTTATCACACATAACAAAATTATAAGACTTGTGATCCTCAACATCTTCGGAAAAGCCAGTATCAAGAGTATTAAAATCAGGATGGGCACTATCAACTGTGAAAAGGTATACCCCATACATCCAATCTCCATTTTTCAACTTAAACTTACATTTCATGGATTGTAACTGTGCTTTCTTTATCACAGCAATATCATATGACAAACAATCCCATAACTGTAAACTATCTAGTGGTTGTGGAGTGCCTTCAATTGGTTTCCAACAAAATGCGTGTAGTGGTAGTTTGTCATACAATGCCCCACATTCATTGAAATAGGCCTCAATGCGAAACTC